CACTCAATAATCTATACGCATTGTCTTTAACCCAATAAGTCTTACGGAAGTCTAAGTTTGCAATGTCATTAGGCCTAAGTTTAAACCAAGCTTCAACTAATTTAGAATCCTTATTGCCTATTTGTTCCCATTGACTCTTATGGAATTGGTTGTATAGGTTGTTGTCCGTTGTGGTAACTCCCGAACTTTGAGGTGTTAGGTAATAATAAAAGTCTTGAACATCAAACGCAAGGTCATAATTTGGTGCGGTTAAATCGTCGACGTGTCCTGCGTACGGGTAGGTTGTGTAATTAGTCGCTGATGTATTATTGTAATTCCAATACCTTAGCTTACCCGACTTCATACCCCCAAAATAAGCGATAATCGGTTTAGGCGATTTCTCTTGCGTTTCGCCATCAAAAATAGTACGCATTACTACGTTATCATCGTCATCAGGTTGTAAGGGTATTAAACAAAAAGGTATTTCAATTTTCTTGGTTTCCTTTACAAACTCGTTATCAAAGATTAAATCCCTATACCCAAAATTAAAAGATGTCGCTTGTTTAAAAAGCTTATTAAGGTCATCCCCGTTCTCAGTATAAGTAAATACTAACTCTTTGTTTTCTAAAAGTCCCTGAGGCTTAATAGTAAAGTCTTTAGACGTATCTAAAAGTTCAGTCCAATCAACTACATCATTAGTGTAATATGTATCTCTCGGTTCAATAACTACTCCCGTTTCATAAATAGGACTCATGTACAAATTGAACATCTTAATGATTGCCATTAAGAAGTCCGTTTGTTTCATGTTAGGCAGGATTCTCTCAATTGGGAATGTTTGACCGTATTCTATTTGCCCATCAACATATTGAGTGTAGCTATTTGCAAATGAACTTATAAATCCAACATTTCCACCAAGTGTACTATTGTCTATTGTGCCTCCCGTTGCCCCTAAATAAAAATTAGCTATGCAAAATCTAACTTCATCTCCTGCCCATAATTCAGCTGAGTCCACCGTTATTCTAAAACTTTGTGTTGTAGTTGAATATCCAGGTATATCTAAATGTGTATTTTCTATTACTTTATAATCAGTCCCTCGTTTACGAATAGCGTAAATGTATAATCTACCTAATGGCCCAGTAGTATTAACAACGTTTAAAGCTCCCTCAACCTCAAAGTTAGTATATCCGTTTACAAGTTTAGTGAATGTCCCAGTAGTCGCATTGTATTGACCTAAAGGGTCTAACCCCGTAATGTTATATTGAAGTGCATTTGCATAGATTAAACTTAAATTTCCTGCATTTGCAGTTGATACTATTGATATGGTTTGATTTGTTGACCTTGTCGCAGTTACAATACTTGCAGCCTTTTCGCCTTCATTCATTTTGAACTTAGCGATATCACATTGAATGATTAACTTTTGGAATTGTGCCGTATTAAAAAAACTTGCAACCTCTACGGGTACTTCAGCCTCTTCAAAGATAGCATTGATTATATGCCCGACATATATAAAAGGCTTAAAACTATTGTAGTTATGGCTTATTACCGTAGAAGCATCCCCATTAAACCCAAACTTATCCAACCCAACATCGACCATAGGATAAGTCAACTTAATAACGGGGTCAAATGTCGCAGTCCAACTATTAACAATCTCAGTATCATTCCAAGTTGCCGTCCCTAAAGTGGTTAAATCGTTTAATGTCTTATCCGTTAGCCTTGAAAATATATCTATATTCTTACCGTAGATAGTTATAGAGTAAGTTACTTGGTCATTGTTTAATATCTTAATCTCGTTAAGCTGACAGTATCCACTTATTTGTTGTAGTGTGTCTTGGTAGTAAACACAAGTAGCTTTCTTAGAGGGGTTAAAGTCGGGGTTGAGTTGGTCTGAGTTTCTTATACTAAAGGAAACATCAAACAAAGATTTGAAAACAAAATCGTTTAACTTGCTGCCCGGTATGTCGACTGACTTACTAAAGTCTGATTGACGTTTGCTTGGGTCATCTATGTTGTAGACTTCCTTAGTTATGTTGATGTCTATATCTTCAATGGTGTCTATACTATATCCACCTATTACGAGTTCGTTACGCATTATAGTCTTTGTCTTTTAGTATCTGCACTCAATTCAACTTCCATAGTCACATTAAATAGTTTTTCTTTTATCGTTGCCTTAGCCTGGTATTCGGTTGTTAAAATATTGACCGCTACAAACTGCCCTCCGATTATCATATAAATCAAAGGCGATTGAACCAACTCTTTAAGCCATAGACTTGTTTCGCTATTCACATAACCTGAGTTTAAAGTGTATTTTTGTTTACTTGAATTAAAGAAGTTACTTCGTTCGTGTGAGTAAGTATTAAATGTGATTCCTGAGCTTGTTCTCGTCCCTTGTAAACGATTATAGTTAGAACTTTGTACGGTTATGTTGTCATCAGCTATTTGAGTGAAATTAAACGCATCCATTCTACCCAAAGGATTGAGCCAAAATAATCTATTGTAGTTCCCATCCCGTGTACATTCCCGATCTATTTTAAATGTCAGCACATTTGAAACGGTTGTATTACTTGAGTTTTCAAAACTAATCTCATACTTAGCCACGTTGTCAGCTATCATAGGTTGAGCCGAACCCGTTGCAACAGTCCAAGAGTTTAAATTGTTAGGGCCACAAAGGACGGACAAGAAGTGTTCTTTATCCGTTGTATCTGCAACCCATGTATTTGTAAAGGTCGAACTCTTTAAAAGCGTTCCTGCCAAATCATAAGTCTTAACCCTCATTTGATTCGTGCCGTTAGTCGCATAGTTTAAGAATCCTAACTCGTAACTATCCCCAACTCTTATATCTATTGTCGATGGTTGGTTGGTTAAGAATGTGCCATAGGTCAAAATCAATCCCATGTAAACTGAATCTTGAATAGGTGAGTTGATTTGTTTTAAATAAGTCTGAGCCGAATTGATTGCATAAATGTAACTACTCTCAGCACTGGCATACCCACTTACAACCGCTCCGTATTCCTCTCTTATATTAATCTTGAATTTCTTGTAGACGTTTACACCCGTTTTAAAACCTACCGAACCTGCAATTAAGTTAGTCATGTCATAAGACAAATAGTTCTCAATGATTCTATGAGCGTCTAAGTCAACCGTTCCGTCAGCGTAGTAAGCAGGTTTTCTTAACTCGGTGATTACAGTACCTGAAGCATCTTTGACTTGGATGCGGTATCTAAAGTTTGGTTGAGTAGTTTGTGAACTCGAAGCTAAATAAATTATAGGGTCAAAACCACTAACAAATAAGTCAGGTTGCTGAATGAATGTAACTGCCATTATCTATATTATATTATTTAATGGCAAAAATACCTACCTTTTAAATTCGGTTATCAATCTAAACTCCACCTCTTGGCCTATAATTGAACTTAGTTTGTTAGTTAGTTCGTTGTATGACTCTTGATTGAATGTGTCAGTATAGAATCTTGTCCCGTCAATACCCTTTAGTTTGATTGCATCAGCCATAGCAGAAGCCATTTGAAAACTACTGACTACAACATCAAACGCACTTTGATTCTTGCTTGTCCTTGCTTGAATACCTTTTCTCGCTATAAAGTCCTGCAAGTTGGTAATCATTTCAGGTGGGGTTGATGTGTTCTTGAATGCGAAACCACTCGGAAAGTCTTTATTAGTGTAGGTTTTTGTAGGGACTCCAACTGCCGAACTATTAACCAACCCCTTTACACCTAAGTCAATGAACATCCAGTAATCATTAAGGTCGATTGCCATTGTCACAACACCCCCTTTGATTGTAGGTGCATTAGCGTGGATGCTCTCAGCGAGTCTGCTCTCGGTCTTCTTATGCTTAAGACGTTCTCTTAATAGCTTACGCATACTCTCAGCGTTCTCGTTGCCCCATTCTAAAAGGACATCTGCACACTTGTCTAATATTTCATCACTTATTTTCATTTTGAATGTAATCTAATTCTATACTTAGTTTACTTTGGGTGTAGGAATGTAAACTAAAAAACATTTATTTCTTTGGTTGATTATCAGCTTTGTCTTTTAAATAACATAAATGGTTCAAGAAGTCATAAGCGTTCATTTTAAAATAGAACGGAAACTTTGACCTATCTTCTTTCGCAAAGAGTTTATCAATCGTACTATACCAAGACCATTTAGAAGCGAACCAATCCGACTCGGTTTCTTCTTCCTCCGTTTCCTTTTCTTTATTAAAGAGGACTGGATACCCTCCGATAATTTCACTAAAAGAAGTGCAAAAAAAAACCCGATTGGATAAGCCGTGTCAACATCTAAATGAGATTGGAACAACTCTGCCCTCCGATTAAACTCAGTCATCTGAACATCCTCATCCTTTTCCTTGTAGCACATAGTAGCTAAGATTAAATGTAAGTTGTCAACGATGGCTTCTTTCTCCTTTGTCAAAGATGACATAGATATAAACTGTTCAGTATTCCAATCGGTTAAGTATTGATTCACAAAGAACCTTTCTCCTTTAACCTCAAACTCAGTTACCCACGCATCAGGGAACGAACTAATGTCAGGGATGGTTACACTCTCTTGCTCTTTAAGAAAGTCAGTCCACTTCATCCGTTTATATTCGGATATCGGTTTGCCGGTAAGAACCGAAAGCACATTGTATGCCGTTCTAATCTCATTGTTGTCGCCAATCTTAATGGCGTTGTAAAGTTCTTGGTATGTTTTTATGTTCATCGTATTCGGTATGTGCCAAGTCCTGGCGATTGTATAATGTGGGTGAATCCGTATCTCATCGCATCCATTAAGTGGTTGTGTATTTCAATCGGTTCTCCCGTTGGTTTATTATTTCTATCGGTGGCCCAAACATAAGACCTTAATTCTTTGATAAGGTTTGTTGAGTGTTTAGTTACTAATAAGTTTTGTTGTTGTATCAGTTGTATTCCGTGTAGTATTGAATCCTTGCCTTTTAAAGCCCCCATGCACTTAAGACCGTAGCTTTGTAACTCTGCTATTGACTTAGGTTCTGCTGAGTCACAAATTACCATTGTCGGCTCTGACTTAATAAGGTCGAAGATATTCTTATTGCTTAGTTCCTTTTGGTATATCAGTTCATGCAGGATAAACGAATCATTGTATTTGTAAATTCCAATACAAGCCGTTGGGTCAACGCTATAACCAAAGTCTAATCCTATGCCTAATAACCTTGCATCATTCGGGATGGTGTCTATTTGTTGCCAATTAGAGAAGATAGTTCCTTGCACCGAACCTAACTGACCTAACCCATAAACCTTATACCAGTTCTCCCAATAGTTTGAGGTTTTGCCTTTCTCCTTTGCCTTTTCAATTTCGTTAATGATAGCTTCGTTTAAAGCTTCATTATCTTTATAGGTTATGATTATAAAGTCTGAGTCGGGTTCATTCATCAATTCAGTATGCGCCCAAAATTCTGCAGATGGGTTATAGTCTAACCAAATCTCTTTATTTGTTCTTATGCTTAACTGATGGTAGGTTTCAAAATGTAGGTTATTACACTCATTGATATAAAGAACATCAC